TAGCGTGGCTCTAGTCCACCCCAGGTCATCATTCAACTTAAGCTCGACCTCTGCTTGATTCTTCCCCGAGATCATCGACGCTAGTCTCATTGCCATTGTATGTGCATTCGTATCAGCGGAAATGTAAAGTGTTGGTACTTTCATTTTTAATGCTAACGCCAAAGCAAGCGAAGACTTGCCCGCCCCTGGTGCGGCAGCAAACATTGATACCTCTGCACGTCTGATGACAATCTTATTAGCATCGAACGCTTTGAAACAGGAGGGCAATGGTTCTCCTCCGATTGATTCACGCCCAACAGATCGGACGAGTGTACGCATTGCTACCTCCTAGTCGAATAATGAATCTTGTATTAGTTCGTCGGCTTGCACTGATCGGGACCCTGCGGAAGTGGGCACACCCACATCGAGTAAGGTTTCCCCGTCTTGCTGCTTACCCCTGCCTTGTGTAACCGTTGTCCGTGCTGACAGGTAGGCGTCGCGGTCATAGGCTGACCAGTAGGCTGGATCACCGGTGTGGGTGAACTGTACACCGTAGCCGGTGGAGTGGAAACCGGCGTTGATAAAGGGACTGCATTGTATGCACCCACCAACAACTTTTGTACAGAAGCAATCTGCGTAGCATAGTCTCCCACCCCTTCGAGTAGGACACTCAGTTCATCAGACGTGTCAGCTCGGACGTTAATCATATCGCCCGTCGGTGTCTTGTATGACACCTGTAGTTTATATCCTTCGTTGTTCATTTGTTATCCTATCTTCTCGGTGTAGAACTGACAGTAATCGGTAAGACCACATATGGTATTACAATTGCTGTTGTTCGGAAGGAACAGTCCTGCTTTTCTTGCCTTATCAAAAGCTGCAACTAGATATTCTATTTTATCATACGTGTACTTAGTCAGGTCTATCATCATTCCAGTACCGGATTTCCTAGACATATAATAGTTACCGAACTTGATATCAATACCGTACGTGGCTTGAATACCAGCACGATACATACCTAGTTGCAATGCGCTAGATGGTAGTTGTTTAGATGTTTTAAGATCTACAATAACTAACTCACCGTTGACTTCAAAGATTCTATCAAGGATCATCTTTACCTGTACTCCGGCTATGACGGGAGCCATAGCAAGTTCGATAGCAGGCTGACCGTCAGGTGCTACCCATACTTTCCATTCAGGGTTGTTCTTCCGCCAGTTGATGTAAGTCTCTAACCATTTTGGTCCGGTGTTGTTCCACCAGATAGCATCTTCTTTGTTGGGGTTAGCTATGGTGGCTGTGCCACCTACCCTTGCGCCATTCAGGTCTATGCCTTCTGCGCATTCATCCCAAGCTTTGTTCCATCGTTCGATACTCATAGTGTTTCCGTATCGTAGTACTCGGCTGCTTTATGGAAAGCATTTCCTCCGACTGACCATACGCTAGGCTTCTCTTTCAGGTTCAATAATCTACCCAAATAATATTGATAACCGCAGGTCAGATAGGTTGTTAAGGCTGAATACGATATGTGTTCAGGTAATGTGTATTCATCTAATTGAATCACGATTGTCCAATTCTTACTATATATACATATATAAGTTTGCTCCGCAAACTATCGTATGATAATGTAGTATATTAATGAAACCCCCGAAGGGGTTTCTATCTAGTAGTGTAAAGACAATTATAAAGAACGCTACCTGACTTGTCAAACCGAGAGGCAACAATGAAACCAATCGTTGTGGTATCCGATCTTCAAGTACCCTATCACGATAGGCGTGCCGTAAAAAACTTGGCAGCTTTTATCAAGGCATACAAGCCTGATCACGTAGTATCTGTTGGTGATGAGATGGATATGCAAACCATATCAAAATGGAGCAAAGGCACACCATTAGAATTTGAACGATCAATAGGTAAAGATCGTGACGAAACAGTACGGACACTTGAATCCTTGCAGGTCAGACATATGATACGCTCCAATCATACTGATAGATTATTTAATACAGTAATGATGCGAGCACCAGGACTGCTTGGATTACCTGAACTTAACTTAGAGAACTTCCTCAAACTAGATCAAATAGGTACAACTTACCACAAAAATCCTTACCAACTGGCACCAGGCTGGCTGCTGATGCACGGTGATGAAGGATCAATGAACCAGACCGGTGGGATGACAGCCCTGGGGCTGGCTAAACGGGCAGGAATGTCAGTTGTATGTGGGCATACCCACCGTATGGGTCTAGTCCACCACAGCCAATCCTACGCCGGTTACACGGGGCGTACCAGCTGGGGTATGGAAGTCGGGAACCTAATGAATTACAAAGACGCCAAATATATTAAGGGTGGACTGTTCAACTGGCAGCAAGGATTCGGAATCCTTTACGTCGATGGCAACACAGTAACACCGCACCTAGTGCCTATTCAAAAAGATGGAACATTCGTGGTAGACAAGAAGGTATGGGGAAAATGATTGAATGGGATCTGATTGAACCCTGGGAGTATGTCATCACCAGCGTGGCTGCTGAGTACCATAGGAAGTTTGATATGGTAGAACTTGGTGACATTAAACAATCTCTCTACGAATGGTTTGCTGCCCATCCCAATAAACTTAAGCATTGGAATTCAATAGGTGAGAAAGATGCAAAGAACTTATTGTACCGTTCCCTCAGGAACCAAGCCTTAGACTACTGTCAACTATGGAAATCTCTCACACTAGGGTATGAAGTATCCGACTTGTATTACTATGATATGGATATGGTAGAGATACTTCTACCTAATGCTATCCGTGGTGATCTAGAGATGACACAACAGGTAGACTTAGGCAGGTCAGGTAAAGCACCCACGCCCGCAGAGGGTGGCAATATGATGACGATGCTTATCGAAATTAATATTGCTTACTGGAAATTGGATAAGAAAGATTCCACTATCCTCTTCCACAGGTACATTACCCTTGATGAGTTCCAAGTAATTGCCACCAAGATGGAGTTAGCTAGCCCCGCTGCTGCGCGTATGGCAACTAAGCGTGCATTGAAAAGGCTAGTGTCTAAGATAGGTGGGCATAGACCCAAGAATGATAATGATATAGTTGAGACAGATCAATCGACAACAAATATTGAATCATCACCATCGAACACGAGTGATTCATAATCGAAGTCCTGATCCCAAAGATCATCTGACACAGGGTAAAGTATTTTACCTTGGTTAATGTTTAGATAGCCAACAGTTTTACTAACACGGTTAGTGTTGATGAACGAGGTGGTAGCAGGTAAGTCATCTCGTTCCTCCCACTTGGGTGGAGTTTTAAGAAGATTGAATTGCCATATACCTTTAGGTGTTTCACAAATATATAATGCACCATAGTTCAATGCCGAAGCTATAGAGATCATATGATCGTACTTAATTTTTTCTATCATAAGATTATCGTAATGAGTGTTGCGACATTTTAATTCAACAAACACTTCATCATTATCAGAGATAGCATCGTGACCAGAGTAAACTTCATACGATAATAGTTCAAGATCAGGATAGTATTCTTCTTTCAAGAACTTGAACAGTAGTTCTTCTTTAGCTTTATATTCCATCACATACTCCTATCGTTAGTAATATCTATGTCTCTGCCAGAACTTCCACGCTTTGCAAAAGGTACCATACCTATACAAAGTATACTCGATACCTCTATCTATTTGTGCAGGGGCAGGCAAAGCTGGGTCCATACCAAGTACTTGAGGTATACCACCAGCATTCTTACCACCTACCTTTTCTTTATTGTAAGCCTTAGGATTCCAATTAGATTCCTTAGACCACAACTTATTCAAACAACCAAACTCTTTATCAGCCAACTCAAACATTTTATCCCTAGCATAAGCACGACTGTCAGCCACACTCCAAACACGAGGAATGATCACAGCTTTATCTTGCTTAACTTCTTTAGTTGTATGCGCAAAGGCAACAAAAGAAATCAACACAATGATAGAAACAAAAATAGAATTAACTATTATTTTTTTCATAAATTTTCAACAACTTATTTCTGACGATGCGCGAAACTTTAACGTCAGATATATTTGAATTAGTAGTAGCAGACAAGCCTGCCTTCTGTCGTCTCTCGGCAACCATCAAGCCACCCCAAATACCGTGGTTAATATTTTCTTCTTTCATACCAGCCTCAAGGCAAGGCACACGGCTAGGGCATTCATTGCATATGACGATAGCTTCTAAAGAAACTTGTATCCTATACTCTGGGTCAGGTCTGATATGACCAAGAAGATTTTCCATTTCTTTAGATGATACTTCGGGGAACCAAATGTCTGGGTCCCAATGATCAGTACACAACCCGATCATAGCGTTGCCTTCTCGAAGAGCCGTTATCATAACACCCCCACAATCCATAGTAGTCCGATGATAATAAATAAGAACGGTAAAGAACTAGCAGATCCACCACCTATAAAAGCACACAGGACAATGGAACCTCCACCTATCAAAAGTTTTTTCACATATCACCAATGCCATCTTCGTCCCATTGTGCTTGCTCACTTATAGCATCACGCAATTCGTCCTCATCCATACCGATCTCTTCAAACTCACACACATTAACCTCCCGTTGAATAGAATCCAGAACCATTAAACTTTACAGGCACACTATGATAGACACGTCTCATTCTATCACCACACATACAATCCGGTGGCTCACTATCACCCATAGTACGGTCAAGCTCGACACCTAGACCGCAACCATCACACTTGAACTCATACTTCGCCATAAGAATTAACCTCATCTATTTCTGTTGGCAAAGTTACCTTATTGTTGCACGCATAACAGTATCCATTGAGCGTGTACCACGCCACCTTGCCTTCATCGAAAGACACAAGGGTTTCGAAAACATTACAGCCACACACACAAGTGTGCGTAGGTATGCCAGTAAGATCATACCCCGCGAACTTGTCACGTTTTCTTTTTAGTGCAGAGAAAAGTTTCATTACACCCCTTACATAGTATAAAAGGATAGGCGCTCCCAAAGGACAGTAAAGGAACGCCTACCCTTTAGATCATACGGAGAAGCGGATATACGTATGACCGGAAAGACGAGAGTGCTTAGCGGTAAGACCACTCTCGCCAGTAAGATGAAGATAGGTACCGTCACCATTGGATACCCACATAGAGTCAGGCTTGAAACGGTCAGAGAAAATACCGTCCGCTTGCAGAATGGTACCGCGAGGGTGAATCGGGTCGAGCCTATCTACTAATTGCTTGAGGATATCGCTATCCTCGTTTCCGTCAGCGATCAGAGCACGCAGAGTATCTACGAGCTCTATTGTATTTATACTCATATTGCATTTCCTTTCTGTTGTAGTTTTATATTAGTAAGCATATAGTCGGAGCGCTTGAGCCTTATAGGATTCCTCACCAGGAGCCCAACATAGGCAAGCACTCACGTGATCTTGGCACTCGAAACATATTCCGCATTGAGAACACCAACTCATACAGTCATCATACGATTGAGGAGACAAGCACTCGGGACACTCGAACTCTATCGGGTCATCGAACACTTCGACAAGAGTCGGAGACTTGGACGGCACACTATACAAGGGGTAATCATACACCACCGCAGGCTTGTGACTACCATTGGAATACCACACGCCATCATCCCACGTACCAAGATTCTCGTTAAGAATAATCACTTGATAGTCAGCGACAGGGTCGAGTGTGAGGATAGCGATCTTACTACTACCAGCCCACTCACTTACTATAGCCCGCACCGTATCGTTATTGAGGGCAGCTATCCCGCCCATAGCAGGCAACGTATCCTCAGCAAACACCCTAGAGTCTGATCGTTTATCACCAGCCGGTATAGGCTGATCGAGTATCCCATTATGTGCAAGATACGTGAGTCCATCATCACCCATAGGGTACGGGTGGCAATTAGATTCATTCTTAACACCGTGAGTAGCATACCGGCTATGCCAGATAGCCCACCCATTAGGATGCTCGGCTCGCAAGCGCAAGAACTCTGCGTTGATCTTGTTAGCAGACATACCGCGCCTGTGAATTATTTGATCCCCTGCCACCATAGCGAAACCGAAACCGTGCGGGTTAGCACACGCAGCACGTTTCAATTGCTCAATGGTAGGCTGATGACCAGGCTCACACACTATCAGCAAACACATCTGTCCCCCTTATGCTTGTTGCGTCTCGTGATTATTTAGATTTATACCGCTTACCTTACTACCCTTCACATACAAGTCAGGGTAGATACCATTATTTTCTTCAACCCATAGCATAAACATATCCCACTTGAGCATACCGTCTATAACATCTTTCGATCTCAAGTCACGCGTATATTCTACACAAGCGTGAGCCAAATCTAAGTGAGCCAAGATACTAGACTTATTCATAGTGCCACGAAAGAACCGGAGTTCTATCGTATGCTCGTTGCTCGTATTGACCGCAGCGTGACGGGTAGAGTAGCGACCCTTTACCTTCTGAGCATACGATCTACGCGGTACACCGTAGTCATTCGTCTGCCACACGTCCGCCCAATCAGCGTAATGATTGGACTTACGACCGCCACACTTAGCCATCATCTCAGCGTTGCCGTAGAGAAGTTGTAAGAACCTATGCAAGTGGGAACCGCCAGAGAATCCATCACGCGAGATATGAATATGGAACCCGCAATTGTCGGTATCCCACGATCTCATATAGTGATCTCGACGTAGTGTCTCAATCGTATCCCAATAAGTATCGAACTCTCTGATCTTATTATGGGCGAACGGGTGCGTCACTATCTCAAACCCCTCACTAATACTAGCGTCCTGTTTGAGATACGCTAGACCGCCAAAACTTTCGTGAGCAAACCTAGCGGACGCCCTCTTATTGAACGACCTATTGGCTTTGGGAACCGTCTCTAACTCCCACCCTAAATACACGCCGTGTTTATCTACACCTTGGAAGATCGGGTCAGGCTTGTAAGAGTATGAGTTGATCACACTCTCTTCCTCTTCCTCGTCCTCCTCTTGCTCGCATAGATCACCGTCGTGCTCATACTCGTCGTGTCTCTCGCACCAACTTAGGTTGCGATCTCGACACGTTTCACAGTAAGTACTACCGCCTGCGTGAGCCATCTCTTCCACGTTGTGGTCATAATGTGTAGCGCAATGATCGCACCAAAAGAGGTGGCTATCAGCGCACGACTCACAGTACATCTGGTCGCTTGCCCACGTCATCTCTTCACGTACGCCAATTTCGCAGCACGAATCGCACGAACTTACACAATCGTCACACAGAAAACCGTCACGATACGAAACCCACTCGTCAATGTGACCTTGCGTATTGCCACAATAAGCGCAAATAACTTGCGGAATTATTGTATCTTCTACGATATCCATACTAACCCCCTCTTATAGTTGGTTACTAATGCGTACCGATTCTAACACGTCGTAATGCTTTTGCATATAAGCATAGTCACGATTCTTGCGAGCCAACGCCCGCGATAGTTTCCCGATCTGCCTACCTTGCAACACCATCACCAACGCACTAGATGAAAGCGCAATAATCAACGCCCACATAGTGCCACTATCTAGTGAATACATATTCACCACCTTCTCTAGTAGTAGTTTTTAGCTTGCGTGTCTAGGTGCGGAATCGAACCGCACTCACTCACCAGACTAGACCACCTATTCTACAGGTAATCTCCCACTTGCTTAACACGTTCAGCCTTCTGTTTCTCAGCATACTTCTCTTGACGTGCCAGCAATTCAATCTCGCGCACCGTTAATACACCAGCACCAACAGCACCCCGCACTTGCGACTTCTTCACCTTAACCCGCTTACGGGTAGGCTTAGACTTAGGCTTAGACTTGCGCTTAACTTTCGGCGTAACGCCGTTCACCCTACTCGTAGCCTCATCGCTCGTTCTCCACTTATCAGAACTCACTCGAACCGACCTTGTCGTGACGTACCAACCGCCCGCATAGATTCCGCTCATAGTAGATTCCATTCTGCTCTAGATCGTTCGTCTAGTTAGCGTGGAGACTAGGAGAATCGAACCCCTAGCCCCCCTTAGAATCACCACCCTAAGAGAGTGAGAAGATTATATGAGGAGCGATAGACCACCGGCGACCGGTTCTGACTTCTAACTATCTGACCTTCTCAATCCCTCACCCTCAAAGGGTGGAGACTCATTAGAGAATCTTAAGGGAACCTAACCGACTACTCATCTACGCTTGCCCTCCCGCTATCTGAGACTCACTCAGCACTATTCGCGGGTAAAGAAGGGGGCGACGCTTTCGCCGGTCTTCACCTTGCCGGATCTCAATTTATGTCGGGCGTTCAATCGGTTCACCCTCCTAGTGGTCTAGGAGACTCTGGATTCCCTCAATCACACCGGCTCTGAGTCGGCACTTCCGTACTTCTTTCCTTGCAAGTCTCAGAATACACGAACCATAGAAGAGAGTCAACGACCTACACCCCCCCAATTATTTACACGCTCAACCCACCCCCACAAACAGCAGGCAGATAGACGCATACTCCACCTCTCTATTGGGGGATTGAGTGCCTGCTAGGAATCGGATACTTATATGTCAGACAATGGAACTATCTATGTCAGTCTATAAGTCAATAAATCTCTATAACGCTATGTCAATATGTAGACAAATTGACACACGTTTGACCCAGGGTTATTGAATCCGCCGACGGCTATCTATGTATGTCTTTGGTCATTATTTTTTGTTATGTATATGGGGGGATATTATATTATATATGGACATTCTAGTCAGGTTTCTATCTCTAAGTTTGTGTTGTTTGTTCGTTTGGGTGTTTTTAACGGGTTATCTTATGTGTATTGTTTTATTATTGGAGGAACGCAGTTCCTTCACTTATGGTTACGGAACTGCTTCTAGTAATATATTATATAGTCTTTTAGATATATGGGAGAGTATTACCCTGAATGGGTATTATAGGATTGTGTTAGTTTATTGTTAGGGGCGTTGTGAAACCTAATGTTCCTAAGGAACAAGCTCAGGCTCAAGTTCTTGGTTTACTGGCTAATGGTGCAACCATTAAGATGGCTATGGATGCTGTAGGGCGTTCTGAATCGGCTTTCCGGCAGTGGCAATTTACGGACCCTGACTTTAAGTTGGCTACCGATAAAGCTCGTCTTGATGGCAAGGGTGTTCATACTGACCTTGCTGATTTAAAAAATATTTCTTTTGAGGACTTCTGTACCCAGTTCCTAGATACCCAGTTGTTTGATCATCATCTTGATTGGGTTGACCTAATTGAGGGTAAAGAGCCTCGCTGGTTGCATCCTAATATGATTTATGAACCCAATGCCACTAACCGGGTTCTTATTAATGTTCCCCCTGAGCACGCCAAGTCCACAGTCATTACCATTAATTATGTGACCTACCGTATTGCTACTGATCCTAATGTGCGTATCATTGTTGTCTCTAAGACTCAAGGTATGGCAAGAAAATTTTTGGCTGCTATCAAGTCTCGGTTGTCTCATCCTAACTGGACAAAGATGCAAGTAGCTTTTGGGCCACAGGGTGGCTATAAGGCTGACTCTGCTACGTGGACTGCTGATATGATTTACTTGGGTGCTGGGCGTGAAACGGGTGCACCTGACCCCACTGTGCAGGCTTTAGGGTTTGGTTCCCAAATTTATGGTGCTCGTGCTGACCTGATTATTCTTGATGATGTTGTGATGAACGCAAATGCCCACGAGTGGCAGAAGCAACTTGAATGGCTTCAGAAGGACGTTATCACACGACTGGGGCGGCACGGAAAACTACTTGTTGTAGGAACCCGTGTCGCGCCCATCGACTTATATAAAATGATACGAGATGGTGCCCAATGGTCTGGTGGGGTTTCCCCCTTCACCTATTTCTCCCAACCTGCTGTGTTGGAGTTTGATGAGAAACCAGCCAATTGGAAAACCTTATGGCCTCTTACGGATCGTCCTGAAACGGACAAGGATGATCCTAATGAGGATGGCTTGTACCAGAAATGGGATGGCCCGGCTCTTTTTACTCGCCGCAGTGAAGTAGCTTCCTCTGTCTGGGCAATGGTATATCAGCAAGAAGATGTACAGGCTGATTCTATCTTTTCACCTACTTGCATAGCTGGTTCCACAAATGGGATGCGTAAACGTGGGCCATTGAAGGCAGGAACCCCAGGGCACCCTAAACATATTGAAGGTGCCTATACTATAATGGGTCTTGACCCCGCTATGACAGGTAACACTGCAGCCGTCATCGTTACCTATAATAGGTCTGATGGTAAAATTTATGTACTTGATTGTGTCAATATGGTTGACCCTAATCCTATGAAGATCCGTACATTGATTGAAGAGTGGGTTGAAAGATATCGTCCGCAAGAACTGCGTATCGAAATCAATGCCCATCAGAAAGCTTATGCTTTAGATGATGACCTGCGTAACTGGTTATCTTCCTGGGGCACGACATTGAATTCTCACTTCACTGGCAAAAACAAATGGGATGTAAGTTTTGGTGTAGCATCTATGGCTAGCTTCCTTGGCTCTACTCGTGATGAAAGACATCAATCTAATAACGTTTTAGAGTTCCCATCACTGGAGGGTTCTGAAGGGTTGAAGGCTTTAACACAACAGTTGTTGACGTGGAAACCTGACACTAAAGGTAAAACTGACTGTGTGATGGCTTTATGGTTTGCTATTATTCGCGTTCGTGAACTGATGCAACAATCGTCACAGTCCAGTAAGTTTGCTTACAACAGGTGGGCTACTAAGTCTCAAACGAATAGTCGTATTACTATTAATCTTGATGAAGCATTTGCTGATCAATGGAATGAAATATACGGATAGGATTATGTGATGTCTAAACTTACTGGCCCTGAAAGCGTAGGCTTTGGAGCATCACGATCATCCGGTGGCATTGATGGTCCTGCAGGTAAAAATGTTCAACCAGACTTTAAAATTCAAAGACAAACAAATCAAACTGCTGTAGACAATATCCGTAAGACTTTAAATATGCCAAAGAAACCTGAAGAGGTAACTAAAGCCGTTAAGAAAGTTGACGAAGCAAGAGAAGTCAAAAGGACTAATAATATTAAAAATAGATTAAGAGGGCTATAATAATGGCTTTAAGTATTAGAGAGATTACCTCTAAGGTAGAGTCTTTACGTATGCGTTCTACCGAACGCGACAACAGAAGCCTCAGTGTTCTTGCTGTACGCCAAGGAAAAATTGCTGAAGTATACCCTAACTTTTTTCCAGATGGTATAGATCAAAATGTTGTAGCCAACTTCATTGACATTGTTGCACGGGATTTATCTGAAGTAATGGCTCCATTGCCTGCCATTAACTGTAGTGCAGCCAACCAAGTATCAGATCGCGCACGTCAATTCGCTGACAAGCGTACACGTATTGCATCAAACTATTTTAACCACAGTGATCTCCAAGTACAAATGTACTCCGGTGCAGATATGTATATCACTTATGGTTTTGTTCCATTCATTATCGAACTCAATGCCGAAGACAACATTCCAAGGATTCGTGTAGAAAATCCTATAGGTTCGTATCCTGAGTTTGATCGTTATGGACGCTGCTCGTCATTCACTAAACGCTATATGCTCACCCTTGGTGAACTATGTGTACAATTCCCTGAATACGAAACACAACTACTTGGACCTGACGGATACAATCAAAGTTCACACACACCAATAGAGATGGTAAGATACTACGATAAAGATCAAACAGTAGTATATATTCCGTCAAGAAAAAATCTTGTTCTTTCTCAAGCATTAAACCCTATCGGTAAAATGATGGTCATCATTGCACGCCGTCCGAGCATTGATGGTGAAATGCGTGGACAGTTTGATGATGTTCTGGGTATTCAATTGCTTCGCAATAGGTTTGCTTTGCTTGCAATGGAAGCTGCGGAGAAGTCAGTACAGTCACCTATTGTTATTCCTTCCGATGTTCAAGAACTACAATTGGGTGGAGACTCGGTTATCCGTACCTCTAACCCTGCTGGTGTGCGACGTGTTGATCTTAACATCCCACCAGGAGCGTTCACTGAACAAGATATCCTCAATCAAGAACTTCGTGTAGGTGCACGATACCCTGAATCACGTACAGGAAACCTGAGTGCTAGTGTTGTTACTGGACAGGGCGTACAAGCACTCCTTGGTGCATTTGATACACAAGTTAAATCAGCACAAGCAATCTTTGCCACAGTGCTCCGTGACGTTATTGTTACCTGTTTTGAACTTGATGAAAAGATTTTTAATACAGAAAAAACTATTCGTGGCGTAGACGCAGGATCACCCTACACTGTCACCTACCTACCAAGCAAAGACATCAACGGGGACTACTCTGCTGACGTAAGATACGGTATGCTTGCTGGACTTAACCCAGCACAAGGACTTATTTTTATGCTACAAGCCCTTGGCGGTAAACTTATTTCCAAAGATATGGCAATGAGAGAACTACCATTTGGTGTCAATGTTACCCTTGAGCAAGAAAAAATTGAAGTAGAAACCTTACGTGATTCCCTGATGAGCGCACTGCAAGGATACACTCAAGCCATTCCACAAATGGCTGCATCTGGTGGAGATCCTAGCGATATTATTCGAAAGATTGCTGACGTCATTAAGTCACGTCAAAAGGGTGTAGCAATAGAAGACGTTATTGGTAAGGTCTTTGCTCCTCCACCTCAACCCGAGTCTCCTCCTGTCGGTGCTGCATCTGCGGTAGAGCAACCGTCCCTTGCTCCCGGCACACCGGCAGGAGGCGCTATTCCTCCCGAAGGTCAACAGTTGCCTCCAGAGCCACAATCGCCCAGTATTCAAAGTTTACTTTCAAGTTTAACTAGCGGTGGTAAAGCAAACGCTAGCGTGAGAACCATTAACCGTCCGAGAGGATAAGTATGGCTGGGGACACTTTTATCAAAAAAATAGAAGAAGCTATACAAATATTGAAAAAACAAGACCCTAAGGGTTTCGAACAGTATTGTCTTAATTGGATATTGGTAACTGAGTGGGCCGATTTTAAAAACAATCGTTTCATTCTTACTGATACTAATGAAGAGATGACTCCTTGGAACTCGGTGGGTATGTTGTATCATTCCATCGAGCAAAGTTATGAAGAAGATATTGAAGAGGAGGTCGAAGAAGAATGAGCCAAATGACTCCAGAGAACCGTGGCGGTATGCGACCTACTGCCCCACAAAATAATCCTTCTAACGTATCTGCAACTGGTGGTGCGGGTCAGATGGCTAATGCTACTCAGGCCGCTCAATACATTCCTGGTTTGCCTCAAGGACAAGGTCAAGCAACATACGATATGCAAGTAGCGGCACCATTGGCTGGTAATACTACTGCACCAGTGCCTCAATCTAATCCTCTTGTGGGTTTGTTTGATACTGCACCAGTTGATGGTGTGCCTCAAACTCACGGACTTGCAAGTGGTCCGGGTGCAGGACCTGAAGCATTGCCTGCGCCTACAGTTATGGTTCAAGAAAAAGATCCTGCCGTACAAATTATTAGAGCATTATATATGAGTGATCCACACAATCAAGATTTGCGTGCCATTGTAGAAACACTCGACCAACAAGGACGTCTTGTTCCGTGAGTATCCTGCCAAAGATTGAAAAAGACGCTAATGGTCTTCCTATCATTAAGGGAGTTCAGGATCAACCACAGTATTATACAAAAAAACAAGTAGAAGTTTCTGATATTTTAGGAACTGCCTCTAGGTTAAAGGGTGCCACTGGCGATAATATTGTAAAATTATTAAAAGATAATCCTGCTAATGCTGCTGGACTTATGGTATCTAGTGGTCTTGCTGGTCTTACTCCTAACAATAGTATTACAAAAAATCTTGTTGAACTTAATCGTGTAACTAAAGAAGCACAAGCTTTAGATACTCAACAAAAATATAATCTTGAGTCAACCAAAAAATTTGAAGGAACTTTTGTTGGAAAATTTTGGTCTGCTTTAAAATCTGCAGCGCGTGGAGTTACTGCTGTATCATTGTTTCCTATAGAAATGGTTAATGCGCAGTTTAGTCTTGCTGCTAAAGAATTGTCTGGAATCTACCATCAATGGGCTGATGGAAAAAAGATTGACAAAAATCAGGGTATTGCTGATTATAAAAATATGTTTGCTCAAACAACCCTTGGACAAATTGCTAGTGATGCAGTTGGCGGTCGTGGTGTTCATCTTGGATCAGGATTTTTCCCTAGCGAGTCTGAGGGTGCTGGTCTTGCTGCACGTAAAAAACAATTAGAAACTTTTAGTATTAAAGTTGATGGTAAACTTGATGAGAATGGTCATCAGATTTATCGTCCATATAGTTTTGTTGATCCAGTTTCTTGGATGCTTACTGGTGGAGCATACGGCAAGAAATGGTTTGGTGGCCTAGAGGGACACACTGCACAAGTGGTGGATGGTATTGGGGAACTTGTTGCAAGTTTTTACATTGATCCTTTTATTGCTGCAAGCAAAATTAGTAAAGCTGCTGATGTTGTTAAAGAAGCATCTAGAACAAAAGAAGGTCTTGCTTCCGCAAGGAACATTGTTGCTGAAAAAGAGTTTCTTTTAAAAGATGCAGAAGCTACTAAAAATGTAAACAATCTTCGTCAAGAACTTTTGGCTTCTACTAATGTACCAGATAAAATTGGGATTGCAAATAAATTAAAACTTGCTGTAGATGAACAAACAAAAATTAAAGATGCATATGGTAACGTTACTATTAATCCCGAAGCTATAGCTACTTTTATTTCCGGCAAACATATGTCACCAATCATTGACAAAATTGTTGGCATCAATAGTCCAGCAAAAATTTTTGAATTGGGCAAAGGTAAGATCCCCGCTTATCTTGCTGCCGATCTTGCTAACGCAAGCAGCCGTGAAGAAGTCCTTAAAGCATTTGCTCCATTTGTAAACAATGGTGATGTTGTAGGTGGCATCCTCAAGACTGGTACAACCATTGGTATGGGTAGAAAAGTTATGAGCGCCCCAGGTATACGTTCTTTGGCGCGTAATACACACGTACAAAATATTGGTAAAAGTTTGCACGAACTTTATAATAATATTCCAGGGACTGAAAAAATAACCAATATTGCCAGTGGAATCAAACGCAAATATAACACTGTGATTCCTAATGGCGCTTTGTTTAATGTAAATGATCGTGATTCTTTAGTTGAAGTAGCACGTAATCATTTATCTGTTGGCGGAGTTTCTGCTGTTGAATCAGAAAAACTTTTAAATGAAATCATTAATGCCAACTCTGGATATGAAGCAGGATATAAAGCTAGTGCTGGAGTATTCGATGCTATCTTTAAAGCCAATGCAGATAAAATTTCTCCAAAACTAGCTGAGCAATTAAAAGAAGCAACAACAGTTTTTAAAAAATCACAAGATGAACTTTCTAGCTATTGGGCATCTATGCACGTTAACGGTGCTAATATTAATATAATGCCTAGCCTTGAGGGAAAAGCATTTACCATTAGCAGTGCTCATTTAGATTCTGAACTTTTGCACGAACACGTTTTTATTCCTGGTGCTAAAGACATTATGGATATAATTTCTAGAGTAAATAAAATTCCTTTGGGTAGCGTAACTAGAGATGCTTTAGATTATGCCATTGGTGATGTATGGAAAAAGTTTCAACTTGTTCGTCCAGCATTTGTGATACGTAACATTATGGAAGAACAAGTTCGTATTTTTGCTATAGGTCACAATAGTGTTTTTAATAATCCTATTGCCTTTGCTGCTATGTGGCTCGGTCGTGATAACGGTCCAGCTTGGCGACGCCTATTAGCACAATATGATAGAACTCGTTACACGCTTCCTGGCAAAGAGTTTAAGGCATTGACTAAAGAAGATGAGACTGCTCAACTTTCTGCTGGCATTGGTGCAAAAAATTCTTATGTTAATTCTGTATCCAATGCTGAACTTGGTTCTTCAGATATTAGACTTAATGAAGTTTTGCAAAACAATAACATTACTGCTGTTGGAATTAATCATCCTCGTGCGTGGGATGGTATAGCAAACCAGGTACGTATTTTAAGAAATAGTAATTTTGCTAAAAAAGTTGCTACGACAGAAAATACAAATGAAGCTAGAAATGCCACTTTAGATTATTATCTTACTGGTAATGGTAAAGAATTTTTGGCAAGATATGTTGGGGCTAAGGGTAAAGATTCAGAAATATTGTTTACTCGTGATGGTCTTAATAGATTTTTGTTTACTGGCGTAGACGCTACTGGAGCTTCTGTTTCCGTTGATGGACGTATCAATGAACTCACTGGTGGGTTGAAACAATTTCGTGAGATCATTGCAACTGGCAAGGTCACTATTGGAAATAAAACAATAGAAATTCCTACCATTGAACAAGAAGCTGCTTTTCTAAAAGAATCAAAAAAGAATGCTATAAGAGTTCCTATTAAAAAAGGAAACTCTTCTATCCATAGACTTTTTGCTAGTCAACTTAAAGATGCTTTTGCTACTAATGGTAAATGGGATAATGGTTTTCTAGTTAATGTTCCAGACAATATCGCTGCAGCTGGATCTAAGTCTGAAAAAAAGTTTATTACCAGATTTAATGACGCTTTTTTTGATACTTCTGTTGGTTTTGAAAAAACTACTTCTATGGGTCCAGAGTATCAGATGGCTTACTGGGATACTATACGTTCCCTTTCTACTTCTTTAGATGCTGACGCTATCAAAGCTTTGGAAGAAGTAGCTAACAAAACTTTACCAAAGATCCGTACTGCCACTGGTTTGCCAGTTGGTAAGAATCATCCTGTTTGGGATGCTTTTAAGATGGCTGACAAAAGTAACCCTGGTCTTCTTACTCTTGATGAGGCACACAATTATGCTTCTAAGGTGGCGGCTAATCGGGTTAAGGATCTTTTTTATAATGCTACTGAGAAGAATCAATTCTGGCATCAGTTTCGTTTAGTTATTCCTTTTGGTCAGGCTTGGGAAAATACTATTAAGGAATGGGGAAAGTTATCTTTTGATAACCCTATTCAACTTTATAAATTTTCTAAATCGTTGGACTGGCTTAGTAGTTCTAAAAGTTCTGCCATCTATGGCTTGACAGATGTTAATGATTTTTATGATCCTAATCAGGGTTTTTTCTATAATGATCCTACGACTAATGAAAAACGTTTTTGGGTTCCTTTCGCTGGTACCCTTATGGCTGCTGCTTCAAATATTGCTTCTGGTAAAAATCCTTTTACTGGTGGAACACCAATAGCATTTTCGGCAAGCCCTAATTCTTTTAACTTTGCTGTTGGTTCTGGTTCAGTGCTTCCACCTATTGGCCCTGGTATAACTATACCTACTGCTGTCCTTGATAGTTTTGGTATGAACCCTACAGATATGATGCCAGACAGTTTGAGAAAAACTGTTACAGATTGGATTGCTCCTTTCGGTACCAAAGATACTAGTGCTGGTCTTGGTCTTTTTGATTCTTTCTTATCGGGTAACTGGTCACGTATTATTGGTGGAGCTAGTGGCATTGAGGCTGGTTATGCTGCAGCGTTTAAACCTACTATGAGTTATCTTGCTAATAGTGGAGATTTCAATATGAAAGATCCGCTAGATCAAGCACGTCTTGTTGAGCAAACTAATCATTTTGCTAGATGGTTTAGTATTTTCCGTGGCATTACTGGTATGGGTGCTCCTGCTACTCTTATCCCTGAGGCTCTTGGTAAAGATAAAGATGGCAAGACTACTATGCAAATAGCTTTATGGAATGATTTTAAAACTATTGAAAAAAATAATAACAACAATAGAGATAAATCTTATGCAGATTTTCAAGATTTGTATGGTCCAGATGCACTCTTTGCCCTTACCTCCAACAAGGCTGGTGCTAGTGGGTTGCCAACTTATGAAATGATTAAAAAAGATCCTACTATTGTAGCAACCTATCCTGACATTTTTGGGTATATGTATCCTAATGCTAATTTCTCTCAAGCAATGTATACGTGGTCTCTTAAGAATGCTGGTGGTCGTATGTCCGCTAAAGACATTATGGAACAGGTTGACGATATTCGTTTCTATGCGGCTAAGGATCGTTTGCTTACTCGTGCTACTGCAGAGAATTGGACTAAAGATCAACAAGCTGCTGCTATGGATAGCCTTAAGGCTTCTTATGGTGGTGGCGTTAATAAACTTGTTGATGTTGGTTTGAATGATAAAGTGATGATTCAATTAGATAGGGCTACACAAGATCCTAGATTTGCTGATTCTGATGCTATCACTGGTGCTAGGGATTATCTTTATCTTCGTAAGACCGCTTTGGAAAAAAGTGGTATGAAAACTTTAAACAACAAAACTTCTGCACAATTGAGGGATTGGTTGATTGGTGAGTCTGCTAAAATTATTCAAAGGAACCCAGGTTTTCAAAAAATCTTTTGGGCTTTCTTTAGCAAGGAACTAGGAGCATAATGGCAACAACTAAAGTACCTACTCCTCCATCTAAAACTGCATCTAAGACTGCAAACTTAACTCCAAGTCCAGATGCTGAAGCAAGCAAGGCTGCTTTAGATGCGGGTGCTGCAGCAGCTGTTAATCCTAATCCTCCTAAAAGTCTTAGTGGATTGACTGAAATTAATTATAGGGATGCATCGGGAAATATAATCAGTACTAGTACTGAAGTTTATAGACAAGGCGATCCAGAGCTTTATTATGGAAAACTAAACGTTAACGATCGTATCAATCTTCAAGGTAATCTCCGAAATATTGTTGGTCTTTATGCTAAAGGTAAAGAACCTAAATATTTAGATGGTAATTTTAGACCAGAAGATTTTGATGCTCTTGGTAAAGTAATGGCTTTTGCTGATATATCTGGTTTTGCTAATATTCCAGGGGCATCGGGTAAGCCAGACTTCCCTAAGTATGGTCAAGCAATTTTAAAGTTACAATCTAATCCTCAAGCGGCTGCTGCTTACTTTAACTACAAGGTTCCTGCGGGTCCTAACTATAATTTGACTCCTCTCGATATGGCTGCAGCCGATCTTTCAAGTGCGCATCGCAGTATCCTTGGTACTGATCCTACAACTAAACAAATAGCTGCATATCATTCAGCTGTCAATAAGATAGAAACTAATCAAAAGGGTCAGTTCTCTGCTGCTCAAAGAGATGCTTTGATCATATCTTCTATTCAGAAGGAAGCTGCTGCTCTTGTGGCTAAGGCTTCTAATCCTGATGATAAGGATGCTTTAGCTAAAATATCTACTGGTAATCTTGGTGGTTATATTAATGCCATTCGTACTACTTATATAGATAATGGTATTTCTTTTACTGAAGATAAGATACGTAAGCAGGGTGTTGCTGCCCTTAAGGATAAAGCTTCTTACGATAATATTATTGCTGATATTCATAGTAAGGCTGCTATATTTGTTCCAGCTTTTAAAGATGGTATTAATGCAGGTAAGTCTGCTCGTGATGTTTTGTCTCCATATATTTCTATGTACGCAAAAACGTATGGCATACCAGAGGATCAAGTAAAAATTGATGATGTTGCTTTTGCTGGAGCTGATGACAAACCTATGATGCCTAAAGATTTTAATATGGCTATAACTAATGCTCCTAAGTTTAAAACAAGTGATACTTACAAAAATAATATTGCTGATGGTTTAAATAATCTTGCAACTAAGATGGGTATAGTGGTATAATGGCACGTAGTATTGATACTCTTGCGGTAGGAGATCCTACCTATATCGCTCCACCTAGCGTAAAAGAAATCCTTGCTCCTGGTGCGGATGCTTTGGCTAAGGTACAGCAGGACGTTGCTGCTGGAGATCCTTCTTATGCTGCTTCTCTTTATCGTGCTGGTGAGCGTGGTACTGCGTTTACTCCAAATGTTAGTTATGAAGCTGTTGCTTCTGCACCTGTAATTAATCCTTTTAAATCTCCTACTGGTTTAGGCACTGGGGCAGAAGGTCTTGCTATTGCTCAAGCTACTGCTGCTCAAACTGCTGCTGATACTGCAACTGCTGTTGCTAAACAAAAAGTATTAGATGATCTTGATCCTAAAATTAAAGCACTTAAGGAAAGAATTGCACTTAAGGCTGGAGCCAAGGTAGCTGATTCTTTTATGAAAATTTATGAAGACAATCCAGGATATACGGCAGATCAAGCATATGATGCATTGACTCTTGACAAAAAATATAATCAACCATACTTGGATCGTTTTGCTGGTAATCAAACTTTGATTGCTGCTGGCAAAAATCCTTTAAGTATGGAAGCATACTTTCAGTATGAAGATACTATGAAAGATTACGCTAAGGCTTATGATATGCCCGCGCTTGCTACACAAGATAATTTAAATAAGATCATTGGTCAGGGTCTTGATGTTACTACTGCGGCTAGTGTCGTTAATGATGTTTATGGTAGAGTTTTGCAAGATAAAGAAACTTTAGATTCTTTTAAAAAATATTATCCTATGTTGAACACTGGTGATATTGTCTCTTCTATACTTCTTGGTACTAAGAATCAAGCCGATGTCAATATTCTTAACAAAAAGATTACTGCTGCCCAGATTGGTGGCGCTGCTGCCGCTCAAGGCCTGACCGTAGGTATGGGTAATGCTTCAGATCAAGCAGCTTTGGCTCAACAGTATGCTGCTAGCGGTGTAACTGGAGACACTGCTGCTACTGCTTACAAAACTATTGCTACTGAACTTCCAGGTCTGCAAGCATTAGGTAATACGTTTGGTCAACAGACTGGTGACGCTAAGGGAATTACTCCTGGGCAAAATGTTTATACTCAAGCAATGGCTGAAGATGTTAACATCAAGGGATTGGCTCCAGCTCAACTTACTAGAGATAGACTTATTCGATACGGTACGGATGTTTTTAGTGGCGATGCTGGTAATGATCAAAGATCCAACATCGCACCATCAGGACAATACTAATAGATTCCTATGTGACCCACCAGCACACATAGCGTATAAGACTGGCAGTGAGATCCAGACCAATTCCCCGATTGGAACCTGAGGCTTGCGACTACTACAAATAGAAAAGGGTGGGTTGCTATGAGCAACAACTACTGGGATGAAGACGAAGACGACCTTGATACTGAATCTGAGGCGCAAATGGATGGTAGTGACTTACTTAAAAAGTTACGCAAAGCCAAGCGTTCTGATGAGAAACGTATTAAGGAACTCACTGAGCAACTTGAGGGTTTATCCAAGTCGCAGCGTGAGCGTACAGTCAAAGAAGTCCTAGAAAAGAGGGGCGTTAACCCTAAGGCACAGCGTTTGATTCTCAAGGATTTAGATGAAGTTAATGAAGAGTCAGTAAATAACTGGCTTGAAGATAATGGTGATCTATTTGGATTGACTCAACCTGAGGTGTCTGAAGAGAAAGAACTTAATCTTGCTGCATTGCGTCAACAAGATATTGTTACTCAATTGGGTACGACTCCTGGTAGAGCAGAAGATTTATTGAACCGAGTAATTAATGCGGCTTCCGCTGAAGAGCTCACTGATCTTATCTACTCTCAACAATAATCCATAGTAATTTCCTATCACCTTTGGAGGTGACGAACAATGGCTAATGCCTATACCAGTACTGGTTCTGCTACTCTTGGTGGAACCGCCGGTTCTGCCGGTTTAGTACAAAAAGCATACGACCGTTTGCTAGAATTTGCATTGCGTTCGGAGCCGCTTATTCGTAGTGTTGCTGACAAGCGCCCTGCTAAATTGGCGAATCCTGGCTCAACTGTAGTTCTTCAGATCCATCAGGATCTTTCTGAGCAGGCAACTGCTCTCACTGAAGCAACTGAGCGTGACTCTGTTGCTATCAGTACACCAACCTCTGTTACCATTACTCTCGCTGAGTACGGTAACTCGGTTCTTGTTACTCGTGCGTTGGAACTCTTCAGCCTTGCTGACGTTGATCCAGCCGTGGCTAACATCATTGCATTCAACCTTGCTGGCTCAATTGATACTGTTGCACAAACAGAACTTCGTGGCGGAACCAACGTAATTTATGCTGGTGCTACTGCAACTTCGACTGCAACAATTACTGCTGCTGCAACTATTACTTCCGCTAACTTGCGTAAGTCTGTTGCTAAGTTGCGTTCCGGTAAGTCTATCCCACGCAAGAACGCACTCTACTGGTGCGGTATTCACCCTGAAGTTTCACACGATCTTCGTGCAGAAACGGGTGCTTCTGGCTGGCTCCTTCCTCATCAATACGGTTCTTCACAGGACAGTATTTGGGCTGGAGAAATCGGTACGTATGAAGGTGCTTACTTCGTTGAGTCTCCTCGTATGTACAATACTACTGATGGTGCATCAAGCGCACGCAACTACCGCACTATTCTTGCTGGACAGCAAGGACTCGCGGAGGCTGTAGCTGAAGAGCCACACGTAGTTATCGGTCCGGTCATTGACCAACTGATGCGTTTCCGTCCAATGGGTTGGTACGGTGTTCTTGGTTTCAAGCGTTACCGCGAAGAAGCCTTGTACCGTATTGAGTCTGGTTCTTCAATCGCTTCATAGTTGATTGATAGTTAGACAGGGGGGCAATCCTTCCCTGTCTTTCTATGTTTAAATTAAGGAGACAGATTGGCTACATATACATTCCTTACACCTACCCTTGAACAGGGACTTATAGGTGGACATAGGTTGCATCAATTTTTTAAACAACGCACTAAAGGTTATACTGTCATTAATGATGGTGGTGTTTATTCTTTAACACAGTATCCTTCTGAGGATGATCTTAAGACTTATACTGCCTATTATATGGGTGGTTGTATTCATACTGGTGTGTCTGATGATGTTCGTACTGCTATGATTGCAGCTAATATTGGGATTACCGCTACTAACTTTACGGTGGAATAATGTCTTTACATAGGGAACGTGAACATCCTGAATATGTTGAGGGATGTTTTGGTTGTAAGATAAGTACTCTTCAAACTAATTCTGGTGATGCTTCTGGTAATAAGAGTATGGCTACTAAGAAGTGGGATGGTGAGCTGCAGGCTTATCGTGATGCTAGGGCGCAGGGTATTCAACCTGCTGGTACTTCTATGAAAAATATTGTGGAAGCGCATAGGGCTTCAGAAACTTTGGGTTCTGCTTATGATGCTAATACTATGGTTAAGGCAAATCAGTTAGATAAACGCACTGCCAATGTAATGAATCAACTAAAGGAAGCGGGAATAAAGTAATGGCTTATAATGATGACAAGCAGGATGCTAAGGTTATGAAGGGTATGAACTCTACTCAGAAGGCTGCATTTAAAAAGGGTGATAGTAAGATGGATGCTAAGAAGCCTTCTCCTAAGGCTGATGCTAAAATGGATAAGGCTCTTGGTGCCAAGGTTAAAGGTATGTATATGATGAAGAAGGCTGCACCTGTGAAGAAGACTGTTAAGAAGAAGGGTAAGTAATATGGCTAGAGAATCGTTAGAGAAAGAGACTGATGTTTTTAATCAGATGAATCAAACGATGGCTTTAAATAATCAGATTATGAAGGATCAGGTTGCTTCTTTAAAGTCTAAGAAGAAGGTTGCTCCGGCTAAGGCTGTTGTTAAGAATAAGCCTGTTGATCCTAAGTTTGGTAAGTTTGTTACTAAGAAGGCTGCTGGTCCTATGCCTAAGGTAGCACAGAAGAAAGCTCCTGCTGTTCCTGGTGGATCTTCTCCCTCTAAGGGTGTTGCTGCTCCTGGTGGTTCTTCTGCTTATAAGGGAAATCCTGCCCCTGGTGGTTCTACTCGTGCTGTTGCTAAGCCATCAGCTAGTGCACCTGCATCTAAGTCTGCGGCCAAGCCTGCTGTCAAGAAACCAGATCCCAATTCTTTTGCTTCTTCCAATCTTGCTCAAACATTTAAGTCTTTGAGTGGTTCTTTGGGCAATGGGAAAAAGTCGGGTAACTATCCAGCAATGCAAAACAATCGTAGTTTTGCAAGTCAGGTAAAACCTGCTGCTCCAACTGCTAATAAGAAACCAGATCCTAATTCTTTTGCATCATCTAATCTTGGTTCTATGTTTAAGTCTTTGGGTAATGCTTTGAATAGTGTAAATGGTCGAGGTGCTCCTGCTCCTCAACCTACAGTACGCAGTACTGCTGGTATCGCTGGCAAGTCTGGCAAATCAGTAAACCAACTCTTCAAATAAACTAAGGTAGGGACGATGGCTAAACAAAAGAAAGAAACCTTAGCAGTAGCCTGGTGTGACAACGGCATAGTTGATGGCAAGTTTATGGAAGGTGTTGTAGATACTCTCATAAATTCTGGTGTTGATTTCTGTGGTTCACTTCGGGCATATGGCAATCAGATTGCTCGTCAACGCGAACTGTTAGTTAATCGTTGGTATGATAGTAATAAATCTGATTGGTTGTTGTGGCTTGATTCAGACATTATGATTACTCCAGATAAGTTCCTTAAATTGTGGGCGCATCGTGATGCTGAAAAGTTTCCTTTGTTGACTGGTGTGTATTTTACTAGTAACGAACCTGAGCAGCCTTTGATGCAGCCTTTGGCTACTGTGTATGAGTTTGCTGATACTGATGATGGTGTGGGTATCAGGCGGCTTGATCCTTTGCCTAAGAATACTTTTATGCAAGTGAGTGCTGCGGGTATGGGTTTTTGTTTGATGCATCGTAATGTGATTACTCGTATTAAAGAGGCTTTGCCTGGTGTTCCTTTCTTTACTGAGGTGGGGGCTGGTAAGCAGTTTACTGGTGAGGATATTTATTTCTTTGCTGTTGTTAATAAGGCTGAGGTTCCTTTGTGGTGTGATACTGGTGCCACTGTTGGTCATATGAAGCGTTTCAATATGGATGAACATTATTATGATGCTTTTAATAAAAATAATACTAACTAATAATATATAATAGTAAGGGTAAATGGTATGGCTAAGGGTATGGGTTTTGCTGCTGCACAGAAAAGTATTGCTAAGAAGCAGGGTATTCCTTTAAAGAATGCTGGTGCTATTTTGGCTGCTGGTGCTCGCAAGGCTAGTCCTGCTGCTAAGAAGGCTAATCCTAATTTGAAGAAAGTGAAGGGTAAGTAATGTCTAGATTAGATAGACCCGATAGTACTGGTGGTGGAGCAGGTATTGGTGGTGGTGCTCGTGTTGGTGCTGGCATTGAAGGAAAACCTGGTTCCAATGTTAGACCTTTATTCAAAAATGGTAATGCTAATCCTTTAGAGGGACCGCGCCCATTGGGAGAACCCGCCCTTAACAATAATAAATACAAGTATTCGGGTAACACTCAAGGTAGTAAAAAACCTCAACCTGTTGTCAATGAAGGAACTGTCAGAGTTAATCCTAAAAATAATCCATTAGATGGTTTCCCTAAGGTTAAAGAAATGCCTACTCAGGGACAACTTGGTACTGCTAAGGGTAATGCTCGTGGTATGAAAGCTATTAAGAAGAAGTAATGGCTACTCCGGCTTGGACACGTAAAGAAGGCAAGAACCCACAGGGCGGTTTAAACGCCCGTGGGCGGGCTTCGGCTAAAGCACAAGGGTCTAACCTTAAGGCACCCGTGAAGAGCGGCGACAACCCCCGTAGGGCCTCGTTCTTGGCACGTATGGGAAATGCTCCTGGGCCTGAAAGGAAACCTAATGGTGAACCTACCAGATTGTTATTGTCCCTACAGGTGTGGGGTGCTTCATCAAAGGCTGACGCTAAGAAGAAGGCTGCAGCAATTTCTAAGAGAAATAAGGCTAAATAATGACAGTGGGTACTGCGGGTAGAACTTTATGTTCTGAACTTAACCGTCTAGCTAATGGTGGCACGTATCCTGCTATGACTGCTATGAAAGATAGCACTGGTGCTGCTAATGCTTGGGCTGGTACTACTGGTCGTGGACTTCTTGCTGCATTGAATATTAAAGCTAGTGCCAGTAGGCAACCATCAGCGTTCAAGGGACTTAATGCTGTGTGTAATGAACTTGCTGGCACTACTGGTTTGGCTGCCACTGTAGCGTTGAGGAGTATAAGTTCGTGACTACTTTAACTAATATGATTGATGAAGTTGCAATGAACCTGGCGGGTTATACCCTGACTCAGGATAGAACTACTCATCTTGTTTCTGCTGTTACTACTGCTTCTTCTACTGGTGCTGATCCACTTGTTTTAAGTGTGGCATCTAGTGATAGTTTAAGCAAAGGAATTGTTGAAATTGATGAAGAACTTTTGTGGGTAAGCGTTACTGACCGTGTGAGTAATACGGCAACCATTGCTCCTTATGGTCGTGGGTATCTTGGTACTACTGGGGCAACTCACGCACTTTATGCTAAGGTAACTCTTTCACCAACTTTTCCAAAGTTTACTATTAAACGTGCCATCAATGATACTATTCGTGCTGTTGGTTCTTCTCTATTTGCAGCTAAGACTACCACCATTACTTCCAATGCTGCTGTTGCAGCGTTCAGGTTGCCCGCTACTGGTGCTACTTTAAATGTTAAAAACATTCTTTCCGTAGCATATCAAACTATTGGTGCTAGTAAAGAATGGCTACCTATTCGTTCTTGGCGTTTAGATAATAATGCTAACACTACTGCTTTTACTAGTGGTCAAACCATTTCTATTTACGATCAGATCCCTTCGGGTCGTACTATACAAATTGTTTACTCTACTGAACCTAGCGCATTTGATACATTGTCTACATTGGATTTAACTAATGCTCAAATATTTACTGACACTACTGGTTTACCTGAGTCGTGTAAAGATCTTATTATTCTTGGTGCCACTTATCGTTTGCTTTCTAATCTTGATCCCGCCCGTGCTGGTATGGTAAGTCCTCAAGCTGATGAGATTGATTCGAAGCGTCCTTATGGTTCTTCTTCTTCTCTTACTAAGCAAGTGTATGCTTTGTTTAATCAACGTTTGAATGAGGAAATAAATAAACAACAAGACAAGTATCCCATTCGTATCCATTATAGTCTTTGATAGGCAGATAGATGACAACTAGAAAATATTCCTCTCGTTCTCAACAAACTACTTTAAGTGGTGCGCTCACTTCTATTGCCACAACTATGACAGTGGTTTCTGGTTCTAACCTTTTAGCATCTGTGGCCTTTAGCCCTTCTGGAACATTTACGGTTGTCATTGATCCTGATACTGCTCTTGAAGAAATTGTAGACGTAACTGCTAGGTCTACTGATACTCTTACTATTACTCGTGGTATTGATGGTTCAACAGCACAGGCTCACTCTGCTGGAGCTATTGTGCGCCATATGGTTGTTGGTCGTGATCTTCAAGAATCTAATAATCATATTGAAGCTTCTACTTATTATAATAATGGTACTGGGGATACTACAAAAAGTCTCCACGGTTTAGGCACTACTGATGGTTCCGTGGTGGGAACTGATGCGTTGCAAACACTTACTCGCAAAACTTTAACTGCACCCACTCTTACTACACCAGCATTGGGTACTCCTGCTTCTGGTGTTCTTACTAATGCTACAGGTCTTCCTCTTACCACTGGCGTGACTGGCACTTTGCCTGTCGCTAATGGTGGCACTGGCATCACTTCTCTAGCAAGTGGTATTGCTACATTTCTTGGCACTCCAACTGGTGCTAATCTTGCTGCTGCTGTAACTGATGAAACTGGTAGTGGTAATTTAGTATTTTCTACTAGTCCCACTTTAGTTACACCCGTTCTTGGTGTGGCTACAGCCACTAGCATTAACGGTACAACTATTCCAACTAGTGCAACACTTGTTAAGACTAGTGATACTGGTTCTGTTACTAGCACTATGATCCTTGATGGTACTATTGTTAACGCTGACATTAACGCATCTGCTGCTGTAGCATACAGTAAACTTGCTTTAACGGGTGCTATTGTTTCTACAGATATTGCTAACGATACTATTGTTAATGCTGACATTAATACTGCTGCAGCAATTGACTGGACTAAACTAGGTATATCTTCAACAGTATCTTCTACCGAAATTGGTTATGTTGATGGTGTCACTTCAGCCATTCAAACACAATTAGATTCCAAGTTGGCTACCACTACGGCAGCAAGTACGTATGCACCGATTGCTTCTCCTACGTTGACTGGTGTTCCACTTGCACCTACGGCTGCAGCAAATACTAATACTACTCAAATTGCTACGACTGCTTATGTGCAGACGGAACTTACTGACCTTCTTAATGGTGCTCCTGGTGCGCTTGATACTCTTAACGAGTTAGCAAGTGCTTTGGGTAATGATGCTAACTATTCAACTACAATTACTACTGCTCTTGCTGGTAAGTTGCCTCTTGCGGGTGGCACTATGTCTGGTGCTATTGCAATGGGAACAAATAAGATTACTGGTATGGGTACGCCTACAGTGTCTACTGATGCTGCCACTAAGGGTTATGTGGATGGTGTAACTGTTGCACCTAGTAACTTGACTGGTCCTATTACTTCTGTTGGTGCTGCTACTTCTATTGCTTCTCAGACTGGTACTGGTACTAAGTTTGTGGTGGACACTAGCCCTACTTTGGTAACTCCAGTGTTGGGTGTGGCTACTGCCACTTCTATTAATGGTACTACTATTCCGTCTACTAAGACTCTTGTGGTGACTACGGATAGTCTTGCTGTTCACGCTGCTACTACTTCTGCTCAACTTGCTGGTGTTATTTCGGATGAGACTGGTAGTGGTGCATTGGTGTTTGCCACATCACCAACATTAGTAACTCCCGCACTTGGTACGCCTTCTGCAATTGTTCTTACTAGTGGTACTGGTTTGCCTTTAAGTACTGGTGTTACTGGAACCTTGCCAGTATTGAATGGTGGTACTGGTGTAGGAACATCAACTGGTAGTGGAGCTAACGTATTAGGAACTAGTCCTACATTAACCACTCCAGTCATTGCTAGCATTGTTAATACTGGTACATTAACCCTTCCTACTTCAACTGATACTTTAGTAGGACGCGCTACTACAGATACTCTTACTAATAAAACAATATCTGCTGGTGTTCTTACTGGAACAGTAACCGCTGGTGGTGCTGCTGGTACATCAGGTCAAGTATTAAGTTCAACAGGAACAGGTGTCCAATGGATTGCTGCTCCTTCTGGTTTACCAAGTCAAACAAGTAATTCCGGTAAATATCTTACAACCGATGGTAGTACCGCTTCCTGGGCTGCTATTACTACCGATCCTAATCCATCTATCTTTATGCTTATGGGAGCGTAACAATGGCAACAACATATAAAGTACTAGCACAAACAGGTTCTTCTGGTTCAACTGGTAACGGTTCAGCCACGCTGACTGCTACTACTAACACTAATCTTTATACGGTTCCTGCTTCTACAGCAACTATTGTGTCTACTATTACGGTAGCAAATCAGGCTGCGACTGCTGGTACGTATCGTATTGCTATTCGTCCTTCTGGTGCTTCTATTGCTGCACAGCATTATATTGCTTATGATGTGACGATTGCTGCTAATGATACGACTGCGTTGACTCTTGGTTTGACGTTGGCTACTACAGATATCATTACCGTGTATGCGTCTGCATCCACTATGTCGTTTCACGTTTATGGTTCTGAAATCGCTTAATCTATTTTAGGGGTTTGTTGTGGCTATTAGCCGATTCAGAAGTTCTTCTTTGGCACAGGGGTTCCCTAAGTATCAGACTACTACTTCTTTTTTAAAGGGTGGTCTTGTTTATTCTGATGCTACTTATTACTATAATGTTTTTACTAGTAACGGTTCCCTTGCTGTTTCTCAATCTGTTACTGCTGATGTGTTAGTTATTGCAGGCGGAGGTGGTGGTGGAAGAATTGGTGGCGGTGGAGGCGCGGGTGGTCTTGTTTATTCTTCATCTCAATCATTGAGTTCTGGTATTTTATATTCTGTAATTGTAGGTGCTGGTGGTGCGGGTGCTGTTTATGGTGGTGCTTCTAATAATGGAACTATAGGAATTGCATCAGTTTTTAGTTCTTCTACAGCAAACCCTGGCGGTGGTGGCGGAGGTTACGATACTGCTGCACCTTCTGGAACTTATGGTTCTGGTGGTGGCGGAGGTTATGATGACGCTTCCGCTGCTCGTGCTGGTGCTGCTGGTACATCTGGTCAGGGATATGCTGGCGGTGCTGGTGTATTAAATGGTCTTGCTGGCGGTGGTGGAGGTGGTGCTGGTGCTGTAGGTCAAGATTCATATTCTTACCGTCACGGTGGAGCTGGTGGTGCGGGTGTTAATACTTATTCATCTTGGATGACTCCTACCGGATTAGGCGTATCAGGTTACATTGCTGGTGGTGGTGGGGGTTGTGGTAATACATTGGGTGCTGCGGGTTCTGGTGGTTCTGGCGGTGGAGGTGCTGGTAATTATTTAGCAGCGGGTAGCGCCACTAGTGGTACATCAAATACTGGTGGAGGCGGAGGTGGTGCTTATAATGATAGTGCTGGTTCGGCAGGTAATGGTGGTTCTGGTGTGGTAATTATTCGATACTTAAAGACGGCGGTAGCATAATGTCCCATTGGGCTGAAATAGACAACAACAACATAGTACTCCGAGTACTAGTGGGCAACAACAACGACCCCGCAGGGGACGAAGGCTACCAATGGTTGACACATAACCTTGGTGGCACTTGGGTAAAAACATCTTACAACGGTACTATCCGTAAGAATTATGCTGGTATTGGATACACTTACGATACTACCCGTGATGCATTCATTCCACCACAACCCTATCCTTCTTGGACTTTAATGGAAGAGACTTGCCTATGGCAGTCTCCTGTTCCTATGCCTGTTGTTGAGGGTAAGTTGTTTACTTGGGATGAGAGTACTGTTGCGTGGATTGAGAGTGTGTAATGGGTATTCGGCAGTTGTCTTCTGCGTCTGCTGTGACGGGTTCGAAGTCTAATAAGTTTTGGAATCAGTCTACTTATGTGGGTGATTTTGTTCAGATTGCTTCTGTTGTGGTGACTAGTGGTGGTACTGGTGCTATTACTTTTAGTGGTATTCCTCAAACTTTTACTAATTTACAATTACGTTCCACTATACATAGTAATAGTAATTTAACTAATAGTAATTATTATATGACATACAATAGTGATAGCAGTGCGTTATATACTTATCACGCATTAGATTCTTATATAGGTGGTACACCTACTTCTGGCGCAGGTACTGGTGTTACTGTTGCATATTTTGCTGGCAATACTCCAGATGGTGTTGCTAATACAAACATATTTGCAGGATGCATTACTGACATTTTTGATTACAGCAATACTAACAAGTTTAAGACAGCAAAAAACATTAGCGGTTGGAGTCAAAGTTCTTCCTATGGTGGATTGCAATTTCTTTCTACCCTTTACAGAAGCACTAATGCTATTAACAGTTTAACAATTAATACTAGCGGTACTACCACTAGACAGTATTCACGGTTTGATTTATATGGGGTGAGATAAATGGGTGTTACTTCTACTACTGGTAATGCTAGTACATATATTCCTATTGCTACATATACTGTTGGTACTGCACAGGCTTCATATACTTTTAGCAATATCCCTAATTCATACACCGATTTAGTAATGGTAGGTTCTTTTAGGTCAGATACTGTTACATACAATCATATGAACTTTACAACTATTCAACTCAATGGTGACACTGGTGCTAATTATGCATTTAGTACTATGTATTTTAGAAATACTACTTCAAATACTATTAATGGTGATAAACAATCAAGTCAAAATTTATTTAACTTTGGTGGTATAACTACACCTGACCACACTTCCGGTATTTTTTCTCCTTACATTGTTAATGTATTAAACTATTCAAATAATTCTACTTGGAAAACTGTTTTAACTAGAATTAGTAGTTCATCAAATTTGTCTGCCAGTGATGGATTAGCGTTAGGAGTTGGTAATTGGGAATCTACTGCTGTTATTAATTCTATTTCTTTTACTTGTTCTAATAGTGGTAACTTTGTTACTGGTTCTACATTTAATCTTTATGGAATTAAGGCGGCTGGTTAAATGGGTGCAGTAGGTACACATACACTGATACAAAAAATTACTGTGGGTTCTGCTGGTACTACGTCTGTTACTTTTAGTTCTATCCCTGCTACTTACACTGACCTTTGCTTAAAAGTAAGTGCAAGAAGTAATCGCACTGGCGCTCCTATAGTAGATTCAATAGTATTAAAAGTTAATGGGTCATCTAGTTCATATACAAATCGTATTCTTTATGGTGATGGAACTACTGCTACTGCTACTACAGATACAACAAGTTTGTATGGACTTGGTGGAGTAGATTCCAATGCTGCTATTGCCAGTGCTTTTAGTAATGCTGAATATTACCTTCCTAATTATGCTGGAAGCAATTATAAGTCTGCATCATTTGATGGAGTTGGGGAAAATAGTATTACAGAAGCCTGGATGGGATTGGGTGCAGGCTTGTGGTCAAATGTTGCAGCCATTACTTCTCTTGTTATTACTGTTGGTGGTGGTACGGCGTGGAATCAATACTCCACGTTTTCCCTTTATGGTGTTACTACTAGTAGTGTTCCTGCATCACCTACACCACAAGCACAAGGTGGTGACATTATTGTTAATGATGGAACATACTGGTATCACGCATTTATTTCTACAGGTGCGTTTGTTCCTAAGCGTGCTTTGACTGCTGATGTTTTGGTGGTTGCCGGTGGCGGAGGCGGAGGTACAAGAGGAAACCGTGGTGGTGGCGGCGGTGGTGCGGGTGGTCTTGTTTACACAGCATCACAATCATTTGCTAGTGGAACTTCATACACTACAACCATTGGTGCAGGCGGGGCATCTACAGTCAATGGAACTAACTCAAACATCACTGCCGGCACATTATCTTTAACTGCAGCAGTAGGTGGCGGTCGCGGAGGTAGCGGCGCGGACGCAAGTAGTGGTGGTTCTGGTGGTGGTGGAGATGGCGCAGTTGTTGGTGGATATATTGCTGGTGGAACTGGAACAAGTGGTCAAGGTTTTGCTGGCGGACGAGGATACAACGATGGAACTTATGTTTACTTTGGTGCTGGAGGTGGCGGTGGTTCGAGCGTTGCCGGTACAGACGCAAATTCCGTCGGTGGCGGCGCTGGTGGAAATGGAATAAATACTTATTCATCTTGGATGAATGCAACGGGACTTGGAGTTTCAGGATATATTGCTGGCGGTGGTGGCGGTGGAGCAGGTACGTATGCAGGCATTTCGAACACTTCACCTGGCGCTGGTGGCTCTGGAGGCGGGGGGACTGGTTCTGGCTCAAACAGTTCAGGAGTTCCTGGTACCGCAGGCACCGTTAATACGGGTTCGGGTGGTGGCGGAGCAAACTACGGCGCTGGTGGTGCTGGCGGTTCCGGTGTTATCATTATTCGATATAAATTATAAGGAGAAACAATGACTCAACAAACACGCATCGAAGTAAATTGTTCCACAGGAGAAATCATAGAACACATCCTCACAGATGCTGAACTAGAACAACAAGAACTAGACGCTATTGCTTACGCTACACAACAAGCAGAACGTGAAGCCGCTGAAACAGCAAAGGCTGAAGCTAAAGCATCCGCTAACGCTAAACTGGCTGCACTAGGTTTGACTGCTGAAGAGATTGCTGCACTCTAATTTTATTTCAACCATAAGGAGTAGCCCGTGACTGGTCGTGACATTACCGAAGGTCGTGGAGACACATCAGGATACGGTCGCTCCATTGCCGTCGACCTCGGTATCGTATCATCCACATCCATCTGGCAAAACACTACCGAATCATTTGATATAGCAGTAGGTGGATTACCATTCTTTTTTGCTATCAACGATACACGACCATACATACGCCAAACAGCACCATTTCGTAAAGACCAATCAGATATTGGTGCAGAACCAGGCGAACAATCTTTAACAGGTTTTTGGTTACGTTCCCAATCATCCTTCCATCACGGTACTGGCATAAAATTTTATGACCCTTCTGCTGGTGAAACAGTACTTAACAGGTTTAATGATTCACAAAATGTTGATGTATGGACCAAGGGTCAGGTGACTCTCCTTAAAGAGACAGCCAATATGACTGGTTATACTACTGGTATATATAAAACTATTGCAGCTAAGTCTGATTCTACTGATGTTGTTATTGCTTGGATTCCTGGTAGCACTACAATTAAATCTTTAAATGCTGCAGGTACCACTATCACTACATATGCACCAGCTGGGTTGGGTAATATTCTTGATGTTATTACTGATGGTACTTACCTTTATGTTGCAGATGCTACTCGTATTTATTATGGTCCTATCAATAATTCTGGTTCTTCTTGGACTCAATACTATAATACAGGTAATTCTAATGTGCGTTTAGGTTGGGTCAAGCAACGCCTTGTTGCTGGTATCGGTAACTCTGTATATGAGTTGACTGGACCTCGTGGTACTTATAACACTCTCCCCACCCCAGTTTACACACATCCTAATCCTTCGTGGAAATGGAATAGTATTACTGAAGGTGAGAATGCTGTCTACGTTTCTGGTTATGCTGGACTTCATTCAACAATATATAAGTTCACAATACCTGGCTCTGGTTCTATGCCAGTTCTTACTAGTGCTGTCACTGCTGCTGCTTTACCTTTTGGTGAAATCATTAATGGTATCTATGGCTATCTTAACTTTCTTATTATAGGTACCAATAAAGGTGTACGTACTGCAACCTTAGCCAATGATGGTAGTCTCACATATGGTCCGTTAAGTGTTGAGGCAAGCAATGTGGGTTATGATTTTGCTGCTCGTGATACTTTTATTTATGTAGCAGGAAGCGTTGGTGGATATGCTGGATGTTATCGTATCAATCTTGCTGAAGAAATAACTACAACAGCTAACTCTTACTATCTTTCTACCCGCAGGTATCCTTCAGCTACTGATACTTTTTTGAGTACAGCAACAGGTTATGCTACATCTATTTGTTTCGTTGGTGATACTGATCAACTAGTATTTACTACATCGGGTAGCAATGGTATTGCTATACAATCTGCAACTGTTCTTGCTACTTCAGGATATATTACTACGGGCAAGATTCGTTTCAATACTCTTGAACCTAAAAACTTTAAACGCCTTGTTGCTCGTGGTACGTTTACTGCAGGTAATTTTACTATGTCCTCTGTTGCTACTAGTACTGCTGGTGTTGAAACAGTTTATGATCATATCACTTACAACTCTGGTGTTCCTGCTGTAGAGGTAACTACTTCTACCCCAGCGGTGGCACAGGAATCTCTTGCATATAAGTTTACTTTAGAACGAGACAGCACTACGACTAGTACTGGTCCTACATTCCGTGGCTATCAAGCTAAAGCAACTATTGCTACACCACGGCAACGTGTCATTAAGTTCCCTGTGTGGTGTTATGATGCTGAGACTGATCGTTTCAATGTTGTTGTTGGTTATGAGGGGCGAGCTTATGCTCGCATTCAATTGTTGGAAGACATTGAAAGAAGTGGTGATGTTCTTACTTTTCAGGATCTTACTACTGGTGAAACATTGCAGGTTGTTATTGAAGAAACTACGTTTACTCGTATGAGTCCACCTGACCGTAGGTTTGATGGTTTCGGTGGCGTTATTGAGATTACGGTGAAGACAGTATGAGTGCTGTTGATTGGGCTGCCCTTCTTGTTTCTATTCTTACTATTGTTTCTTGTGTTGCTATGAGTATTAAATGGTTGGTGAAACATTATTTGTCTGAACTTAAACCTAATGGTGGTGCTTCTATGATGGATAAGGTGAATCGTCTTGAGACTCGTGTTGATGAAATCTATAGATTGTTGGTAGGGAAATGAGTTTTGGTTTTGGTCCTAGTGAAGTTATTCCTTTGGGTGTTGATTTCCCTGAACTTGATATTAGTTGGTTGGACGATGATGAAGATGAATCAGAGGGTGGGTTATTAATATGAGTCAAGCAGACAATGTGTTGAAGTATGCACGTAAGCACGCGGATGAGAAATATAAAGAGGGACCGAACAATCAAACACTTTTTGGGAAATGGTTTGGTTTGGATAATAATCCGTGGTGTATGATGTTCGTAATGTGGTGTATGTCTGCTGGTAAAGCTAAGGATTTGGTGACTCGTACTGCTGGTTGTGAGGCTATGGAAGCCTGGGCAGTAAAGAATAAGATGACTGTTCCTGTGGATAAGGTTGAGGCTGGGGATATCTTGCTCTTCGATTTCCACAAGGAAGGCAAGGCTGTGCACGTAGGGTTTGCCTTGGGCCCAGTAGATAAGAATACGCATTTGATTAACACTGTGGAGGGGAATACCTGCGAGGACGGGGCTGGCTCACAGGCCAACGGGGACGGCGTTTATTACAAGCATCGCAATCCCTCAACCGTGAGGGTTGTTGTCCGACCAAAATGGAGTGAGTAAATGAACCCGAAGTTACAGGCTATGTTGATGTCCTATTTCCGTGCTGCTATGGCTACGGTGATGGCAATGTATTTATCTGGCAATACTAACCCGAAGGCTTTGGCTGCTGCTGGTTTAGCGGCTGTTGCTGGCCCTCTGCTGAAGGCCCTTGATCCTAAGGCTAAAGATTATGGCCTTGGTGTCCCCAAGAAGTAGTCTTTAAACGCCCCTGAAGGGGGCATAGAGCGACTTAAACCCCGGTCCTAGTGAAGTTACTAGGTGCCGGGGTTTTTTGTCGTTCATTCTCGTCATATGGTGGGTTTTAATCCCACTGTCCACGGAGGACTAGCATACCTATGATGGCATAGTTGGCTGTATCAAGGAAGGAATCCTCAAGGGATTCATTAAGAGGATTGATTTCCTTCTGGGTCAGGTTCCTGATCCTTGCCAGCTTGTCCCATATTCGGGTGACAAGACCAGGGATGGGACCATAAGGTGAGTCGCTGATATTCTTAGGACCGTAGTCGTAATGCTTTCGGATAAGCAAGTCACCCAGTTCTAGCATCAGGTTGCGGACGTTGGTTTCGAAGTCGTGAACCTGGGGATCACTATCTTTAACTCGTACGTGTCCTCTAGTGTCAATACTTTTTCTGTCTTGAACCCGTGATTCTGTAGCCAGTGGATAACTTGCCATAGTTCATTGTCCATTCTCTAATAGGTTCTTTAAGTTCTTATCAATGTCCCTCACTGCAGCAGATACAATTATCTCTTCTATTGTTTTATCTACTAGGTCAGGGCTGTTCTCTGCTAACCATAGTGCATAGTAAGTAGAGTTTGCTGTATGTCTAACATTTTCTGGATTGTCTGAACAGTTATAAAAATATCTAAGTAGTGATCCCATCATAAGATGATACCCATTGGGTAACAGTAACCCAGGGTTGAATGGTTCTTCATCATCTTCTAATAGGTGGTCTGACATTTCAAAACTATTCTCAAACCTTGTACCGCATTCATCACACGGTGGGATCTCTGAATTTTTATGCTTCATTTAAACCAGCTCTTTCTCTAATGAACCCTGCACCGTATTTAATATATGCGCTGTTAACGTCTTCATTGTCAGGCATTTGCACGATAGTAACTGGCAGTTCTCGTGTAAGGTTTCGGGCAAACTCTTGCCCAGGTTGATCTCCATCCGCAAAGACAAAGACCCGTTCAAAGTCAGCGAGTAATCTGTTGTAATGTTTCTTCCAACTATTCGCCCCCGGAACCCCGATGCAGGGGATGCCGATGCATTGGGATAGGGTGATGGTATCAATTTCTCCTTCACATATTCCAATCCAATCACCTGCCTTCTCGATGTCTAATACGTTATACATTTTTGTTTCCATACCAGTGATGCCCATATACTTGGGTTCCACTGCTGGGTTCAGTGACCTGAAACGTATGTCAACTACCCCAGTCTTAGTAATATAGGGGATGGCTAGCCTTCCAGCAAAGTTCTCGTGACCTACTTCAGGCTCCACGACTACGCCTAATCGCGCCAGCCGTGCCACCTCCTGGCTGATGCCCCTGTCCTTGAGGTAATTTTCTGCCTGATAAATGTTTACTGAATACTTCTGGGCTGCTGTTGCTAGCAAATTTCTTTGCGAAATGTTTTGCTTCACTGTTGCTCACCCCCTCTTGTTTGGCTATGATTTGGATACTGTTGCCGTTCATTCCACACGCAAAGCATATGAAAATATTGTCATCAAGATTAGCTGTACCTGATTGGTGTGAGTCACTGTGGAATGGACACTTCAAGTTTACTTGCCCGTGGTCACGGTTGATCTTTGCACCGTAGTGTTCTAGTACTTCTTTAATTGACGGTAGGTCATTCATCGAACAGATCACCTAGCCTAAATACTATATAAGTATCAGCTAAAGATTTACCCCTTGCCTTTATTGCTATGGCTGGTAGTACTGCCCCTTGGTCTAAGCCACGGGCTTTCGTGTAGTTGTTCGCTTCTGTGCGGGCTTCTTTGCTCCAACCGCTGAGGTCGATTTTGTTGCCCGCGCCTGGGGCTTTGGCTTCAATAATTCCGATGAAGCCAAGGAATCCTTTGACGGATACATCCCCTTCATCGTCTTTGCCAGCGCGAGCAAGCCTTTCTGAATCGTATTGACGAGATCTAAACCAGTCTCTAAGTTCAACTTCAAAGCGTGATCCTCTCTGTTTGTGTGATGCTCTAGTTGTCATTATGCATTCTCCGGTATATCGTCGATGAACATATATTCAGGGTTGAAAGCTAGCCACGTAGGGTTCTCGCCATTAGCGTTAGCCCTACCGTATCTATTCTTCACTGGTGCCACAGCCATAGACGTACCCACTACACCCAGCGTACAGATTAAGGCAGGCAGTTGAGCCACCTTCCCTTGTAATGCTGAGCGTGGTTGGCACGGTGTGCCTGGTACTGCTTCACTTGTATGGTGTAGCACTATGATTGCTGCGTTGGTTGCTCGTGCTAAGAACTTTAGTTCTTTCATAATGGCACGCATACTAGCAAACTCTTCGCCACCATCGGTGGCAATATCCATCAAGTTATCCACAATAATACACACAGGTGGACAACCCCATAGTTCTTCGAACGCTTGTACTTCTTCATCAATATCCTGAAGAGATGGACTAGAGTCAAAAGACCACACAATGTGCGCCCCTTTAGTTAGCGTGGCTCTAGTCCACCCCAGGTCATCATTCAACTTAAGCTCGACCTCTGCTTGATTCTTCCCCGAGATCATCGACGCTAGTCTCATTGCCATTGTATGTGCATTCGTATCAGCGGAAATGTAA